CTCCTTTCAGCATTTTATTGAGCCTCTCATCAACTTTTATCCACGAGTCATGCAAGTGGTATTTATCATTAAACGACTTAACGCCAATCGCATGTTGCTCGTTATGATGTTCGCGACATAACGCTAATACATGTTTGTTGTAGTGATTCATTTTGTTTCTGTTCATGCCTCTGCCAACTGCTTCATAATGTGCTAGGTCAGCGTGAGGCTTTCCGCATATTACACAGTTGCGGTTAACAGTTGACCAGTATAAGAATGATTTATCTTGTTTCAGCAAGTCGCTTGTTTTATAACTAAGCGGTATGTCGTTGTGAAATATCCAATCGAGTGTTACCTCGATAATTTGATTCGCTTGCATCCGTGTACAGTCACTTAACGAAATACTCTTGTCATAGTCATACAGAACCGTTACATATTCTTGGAACAAATACCTCATATAGTCACGTGGTTGGCCTGTGTGGCTCTCTATGTCGTTACAGAGCGCAAATATTTTTCTTCGTTGCTTGTCTGTTATTTTGAATGGGTCTTCGATTCGCAAATCACATTCGACTTCGTAGCCGTTATCAAGTAATAATGTTTCTTTGTCTCCTAGCTCGGCACCCTCGATAACGACTGTTGTTGTGCCGTCATCTTGAGTGATATAGTTTTTGATTTGAGCCATTTAATCACGTCCTAGAAAGGTAAATCATCGTCAGAGATTTCTATAGGACCATTAGCATTAGCAAATGGATTATTTGATTGCTGTCTATTCTGTGGTGCGTTATATGAATTATGCTGTTGTTGGTTGTTAGATTGACCGTTGTTTTTACGTTCAACGAAAGTTATATTGTTGACTGCGATGTCTGTAGTAAACACTTTCTGTCCTTGATTATTTTCATAACTACCGGTTTGTATTGAACCAGTAACGCCAATTTTATTACCTTTATTAAAGTTATTAGCGATGATTTCAGCAGTCTTACCAAATGCAACACAACGAATGAAGTCTGTTTCATATTCGTTAGTTTGTTTGTTTTTGAATGGTCTCTGTACTGCGATTACAAAGTTAACTACGTTGTTGTTTTGACCTTTTAACTCTGGATCTGCCACTAGGTTCCCAATTAAATTTACTGTATTCATTGTTCAATTCCTCCAAGCCATTTTTTTATCTGTTGTCTGGTTACATTGATTTGGTTTTTATTCAGTGCTTCGACGTTCATTTTTTCTAATTTGTTAATTTGTTCCTGGTATTTTTCCGCGAATCCACTTTCTTTAGCTATGGCTATAAAATCATTAACTTCTTTAGTTAGTATGTCTTTAAATTCTTGACTTACTGTTGAATATTTATCTTGTTTTTGTTTTGCGTCTGCGTCATCTTCATCAGTTGGAATGTTAAAGAACTTCATTAAGAAATAGCGTTCAGCATAAGTTAACGCTGTGCCATGTGCTTGTGAAATATCATTTTGTTGACCGTAAGCGTGATAACTTACTTCATACTGTTCTTCTGGTTTATCAGCATTAATCCATGTATAATTCAAATCCATTTCAACTATGAATTCTGTCACTTCTTGACCTTTTTTGTTTTTAAAAGTATGTGTCGTCCAATTTTCATTTGACGTATTGGGGACTAACAATAAATTATGTTCAATCATCTTTTCTCTTATTCTGTGTAATATTTGAGATCCTGAAACATACGAGAAGTTATAACCCTTAGTATCTTTTGTGAAGCCCGCAATATTCGCTTTAACATCTGCTATTTTTTGGTACAAATTAAGTTGTTCGGCCATCTATTCTCCCACCTTTACCGTGTATGACGTTGGTTTCTCAACAATGCTAGCACCCTCTAAAACTTCGCCGTTTGCGTCAATTAAAGTGCCGTTTTCAGTTACATTGAAATCTTTCTTAATGTCTGATTGGCTAAGTTTTTTAGTTACCTTTACATAGTTGTCAAAACCTCGTTGCTCAAGTTGTTTAATAACTTCTTGCTCATTGCTAACTTGAATGACTTTTGAACCTTTTCTGGCTGTCACTTTTCCGTAAGGTGTGTTCAACTTGAATTTGCTGTCTTGTTCTTTTTGTATTCTGAAATATTCAATTACAAGGCTTTGTAAATATTCTTTGCCACTCTGTAATTTTTCTACTTCTTTATCTTTCCATTCGTTTATGCGTTCAATTTCTTTATTTGCTAACTCGTTGATTTCGTTCTCTTTAGTTGTGATTGCATCCAGCTTCTTGAAAACCCAGTTAGCACTGTCTAGGTCAGTTACTTTGAATCGGTCGTCTTGTTCGAATGTTTCTAATTCTCTCTCTTGTAATTCATTCATTTTTCATGCCTCCTACCATCTCATGACTAAGTTAATTAGTCTGTCGTAATCATCTGTGTTTTCTTTAATCCATTCGTTTACAACGTCATGCATTGCATCCATTGCAATATATAGTTCGCTTAAATCTATAACATGAAACGATTTAAGTGGAACATTATTCATATCCTTGATTTGTATACTGATACCGTCATGCTTCTTCATCGCAGACACTTTAAATTCGAACCCGTTAAAGCTTATAATTTTGTTTTTTATCTCACCAATTTTGTAATACATTGTTTTAGCCCTCCTTGTTGTTATCTATAGCAAGAAATTTTTGTAGTTTACGTTTTTGAATGGCGTTAATGGTATCGTCGAAATTAGTAGCATTATCCAATAATTCAGCAAGATTAAAAGCATTGCCAAGCGCAGAACTTGAACTTTTTATGCAATCTCCGTCGCTAACTCCTATTGATGAGAAAAGCAAAATATCAAATTTACTTTCTCCCTTAATTTCTTTCGCTAAATCATACAGTTCTGAGGTTTTTTCACCTAATAAACCCCTTAATTCGTCCTGAGTCATGTCTTTATAATTTTTAGTCATAGTTGACTTCCTCCTTGTTTCGTTTTATATTTAACTTGAAATTTTTCTTAAGTACTTGATACTGTTACTTGCTCCAACAAGTAGCAGTTTCTTTATTCTTCATAAAAGTATTCCTTATAAAATATGAATGTTGCGATACTTGCGAATCCCGCAATTGACCATGCTGTAGTGAAGTATAGAAACGGCATAAGTACAATCGCTAAGACTGTGAAGCATAATACTGCTAATAGGTAGCTTTTATAAATGTTACTCATTTTCTTTTTTCTCCTCTTTGGTTGTTTCATCGTTTATCAAACCTTGCATTTCCATTAATTTTTGAGGTATACCAGCTTTTAACTGGATTTCGTATAACATTTGTTGAATGTGTGGTGGCACTTCTACCATTCCTTTCGTGTATAATTTAGTTATCTCCTAGTGAAAGGAGGTGGATAATATGTCATATAGTGAATATGAACAGTTTTACTATAAAATTGTTAATGAAGCTGATGAACTATACGGTGGTCAAAGTGAACACTTCAAGAAGAACCTTCAAAAACTTACAGAGAATGCTGATGAAGGTGTTTCCAGTGAAAAGATTTACTCTACCGCTTTACATGAATCACTTGAGTACCAACGAAACTTCATCTTCTTAGAATTAGGTAAGGTTCTCTTTAGTGAAGTCGGAAAATGCCTTAAGTAGTTTTATTCCTGAATCAGGATCACTGTGTCGCTCAATCGCTTCTGCTGTAGACTCTTTGCTAAAAGCATTTCGATTGATTACAGGCTTTCTCGTATTTCGTTCAATCTTCCAAACCTTCCAAGTCACAACTGCCATTGTGATGAGGAAGGTTGTTTTGTATAGTGTGTTCATTTGTTTATGCTCCTTTCGTGTATAATGTTGTTTAAGAGGTGCATTGCTCGGGTTATAGTACTTTAAATTCAACACCGTCTATTTGAACGAACAGATTATCTAAATCAGGGATTTGTTTTTTATATAAACCAAATCTTGATTTAATATCTTTTAATAAATAGAGATTCAAGTCTCCAATTGATAATAGTTGTCTATTACCTGCTTCGTCATAGTAGTAATAAATGACTTTTTTGTTTTGATCTTCCATTTGCTGCGCCCTCCTGTTAAGCAGTTACGTTAGCTTCATAACCGAATTCAGTCATGATTTCATGTATTTTCAATCTACCTTTTTGTGTCCATCTAGTTTGTAAAACTGTGTCTTCTCTACCGTCAGAGCGTACAATTGGTATAGTGTCTGATTCTGTGTAACTCTTGCCCATGTGTTCTGAGTAAAGCACCCACTGTTTATTCACTTTTCGTTGTAATCTAGCTTCGTGTAGTAGTTTGTTTAACTTTTGTGCTGATATACCGTAGTCTGCCGCGATTTGAGTTGTAGCTAATGTTCCAGTTGACTTTAAGATTTCATCTACATAGTCTGCTTTGGGTTTTAGCTCTCCAATTTCTTGTTGTAAAAGTAAGTTTTGCTCTTTTTCTTTCTTATACTCAGTCAACACTGTAATGATGTAGTCTGGATCTTTTAATGTTTGTTCAATTACATTGTCTGTTGCGTAGATACCGTGTTTTCGAATAGCGGGTAGGACGTCTGAAGTTACCCATCGTTTGAATTTTCGAGCGGTTTCTCTGATTTTTTCGTTTTTACTTTGTTTAGAAGCGTCAAAGATTAAACTGTATAATCCTGATTCATTGATAATGATCATATTTCTGTTTTGACCTGATGCACTAAATTGGTGCGTCAGCTTGTCCTCGCTATCAACATGATTTCTGATGGCATTGTCTGCCCTTGCATATCCTAAAATTTCAGCAATATCTTTTCCTACAAAATAAGGTTCGTTTTCAATTTCCACTGTTCTTACTGGTAGCTCTTTAAAATTAAATGTTTGTAATGCTTGCATTGTTCGTTCCTCCTTTTAAGATGTTTGTTTGCGTTTCGTGTACTTTGTGGGTAAAAAAATATCTCCAATATTTTCGTCAAAAAAATCAGCGATAATAAACATCTCATCATTCTTAAATTGATGCTTTCCTAATTCCTTTAAACGATAACCTTCAGTTGATATATTCAAGAGGTTTGCTAAATCTTCTTGAGTACACTTTCTTTCTTTTCTCAACTTTATTAAATTCCATTGCATGTTGTCACCTCCCGCTTACAAAACTAACTATACACGATACGTGTACTTGAGTCAACATAAAAGTTTGCTTTTCGTGTATTTTTTTGTTGAATACCAAAAATAATTGGGTTATACTATAGGTAAATTTAAGGAGGTAAGAAAATGGATAAAAAAGAATTAGCGAAATTTATAGGCAATAAAATCAGATACTATAGAACCAAATTGAACTTAACTCAAGATCAACTTGGAGAAAAACTCAACACTAAAAAGGCTACTATTTCAAATTATGAGACAGGGTACAGAACTCCTAAACAAGATGATTTATTTGAAATTGCTCATATTTTAAATATCAGTATCGATGATTTGTTTCCTACAAGAAATAATAAAAAAAACGACATCACTTCCATATACAGTAAACTCACGCCTCCAAGACAAAAAAACGTACTTAACTACGCAAATGAGCAATTAGATGAACAGAATAAAGTCACTTCTATAGATGAATATAAAGAGTCTAAACTAGTATCGTATATTGCATGTGGTGCAACTGGTGCTGGCATAGGAGAAGAATTATATGATGATATATTGCATGAAGAAGTATTTTTTAAAGAAGACGAAACGCCATCAAATGCTGATTTTTGTATTTTAGTTAATGGTGATTCAATGGAACCTATGTTAAAACAAGGAACATACGCTTTTATTAAGAAAGAAGATTCTATTAAAGATGGTACAATTGCACTCGTTGTATTAGATGGAGTAAGTCTTATCAAGCGTGTAGATATATGCGAAGACTATATTAATTTGGTATCTCTAAATCCGAAGTATGATGATATCAAAGTCGCTTCGTTTAGTAATATTAAAGTAATGGGCAAAGTTGTATTGTGATTAATAGCGCCTATATGGCACTTTAATATAAAAGACGTCTATTTCATCAGTGTTTAAAAGGAGTTTATAATGAAAATAACTAATTGCAAAATAAAAAAAGAAACTATAGTATATGAAGTTTTAACTAGTGGTAATCAACCATTCACTTATGAGTTACCTAAAGATTTATCGTCACATAATGCGCGTAAATACTTGGAATTTATTTCACAAAAAATAGATGGCGATAAGTTAAATTAATTCAAAGAATAAAGTAACTTCATAAAGAGTACGAAGAAAACGATCTAATGACCGAACTTATTCTTGAATATTTAGTAAAAAAGTATGTTGAAGAAGAATATAAGAAATAAACGCCTATATGGCGTGAGGAGGATGAAGGATGGAAGAGAATAAAACTTTAAAAGAATACTTGCGTAAATTTTTAGAAGGCTACAAATATGTAGTTGAAAACAGATACAATTATCAGTTTAGTAGCAATCCAGAAGCTTTCCCATTCATGAGAAAAGACGATTACAAGATTTCGATATTTTATCTAAATCAATCTTTTTTTGAAGAACCTTGCATCGTCGTTATCTCAAATGACAGTAAATTAAAAGAAATATATAATTTTCGTAATATTGATATCAAATATTTGTCTAAACACTTTACTTCATACATATATGATTCTAAAAAGTATGTAGAAGAACAATCCGGATTATTAGATTTTAATAATTACATTTATTACACATCTATTTACTACGGAAAATATATCGGGACCGTAATATTACAAAACAATTTAGATTTATTTTTTAATTATGGCAAAAGATTAGCTAACGATCATTACAATACATTGATATCGAAGTCGAAAGAAAGATTGATAAACAAAGCACATGATGAAATACAACCGTTCAACCACTTAGATTTAAATAGTATGAAAGAGATTGTTGATGATATAACTTTTTCTTATCAAATAGAACAAGGATTACAAGCTTATAAAAGGGAATTGTATTTGCCAGCTGCAGCAACCTTTGCTGTTGCTATAGAAACGTTTTTAATCAAATTAAAAAAAGTTAATAAAATCAAACATAAAGACACCGATTCAACTATGTACACAAAATTATTAGGAGAATTAACTAAAGAAGGTAAAGTAAATTATAGAACCAAAAAACGGGTAGAAATTGCGTATAGTATGAGAAACATAATCAACCATTCACAAGCTGGTGCAGTAGCCAAAGGTGATTGTGACTTTCTTTTAAACACACTAAAAGACATTGTTGATGAAAACGAAAAAATATTAAGAGAATATACCAAATCAATTAATAAGACGGAATAAATAGGTATCCTTGTATTCAGATTTGATTTTTAACATAATTTGTTCATAAATTTTTAATTTAAGTTCTTGTTCATCGTCATAAATATCAAATTCACTACTATAATTTTCAACTGATTCTTTTATATAAGCTATTTCTGCGTCAGTAAATTTTACACACATTTCATCACCTACTTTTTATTTTATTATATCACATTTAGTACCTAGTACTAAAATCACGGGTAGCCCGCCTACCCTTATTATTTTTTGCCAATTTTGAGGAGGGAGCACATGAAAGTAGCAATTTATACTAGAGTGAGTACACTTGAACAAAAAGAAAAAGGACACTCTATCGAAGAACAAGAAAGAAAATTAAGAGCTTACAGCGACATAAACGACTGGAAAATTCATAAAGTATATACTGACGCTGGATACTCCGGAGCTAAAAAAGACAGACCCGCTTTACAAGAAATGTTGAATGAAATAGATAATTTTGATTTGGTTTTAGTCTATAAACTAGATCGATTAACTCGAAGTGTTAAAGACTTACTAGAGATACTAGAATTGTTTGAGAATAAAAACGTGTTGTTTAGGAGCGCAACAGAAGTATATGACACAACTTCTGCTATGGGACGTTTGTTCGTAACATTAGTAGGTGCTATGGCAGAGTGGGAGCGTACTACAATTCAAGAGCGTACTGCAATGGGTCGACGCGCATCAGCTAGAAAAGGGTTAGCTAAAACTGTCCCTCCTTTCTATTACGACAGAGTAAATGATAAATTTGTGCCTAATGAATATAAAAAAGTATTACGATTTGCAGTAGAAGAAGCGAAAAAAGGTACTAGTTTAAGAGAAATAACTATAAAATTGAACAACTCTAAATACAAAGCACCCTTAGGTAAAAACTGGCACAGATCAGTTATAGGCAATGCTCTAACGAGTCCGGTAGCTAGAGGTCATCTTGTTTTCGGTGACATATTCGTCGAAAACACCCACGAAGCTATTATAAGTGAAGAAGAATACGAAGAAATAAAATTAAGGATAAGTGAAAAAACTAACTCTACAATCGTAAAACATAACGCTATTTTCAGAAGTAAACTATTATGTCCAAACTGTAACCAGAAATTGACTTTAAACACAGTCAAGCATACGCCTAAAAATAAAGAAGTTTGGTATTCTAAACTATACTTTTGTTCTAACTGCAAAAATACTAAAAATAAAAATGCATGTAACATCGACGAAGGCGAGGTTTTAAAACAATTTTACAATTATCTAAAACAATTTGATTTAACATCATATAAAATCGAAAACCAACCTAAAGAAATAGAAGATGTCGGCATCGATATTGAAAAGTTGCGAAAAGAACGCGCTAGATGTCAAACACTTTTTATAGAAGGTATGATGGATAAGGATGAAGCTTTTCCAATAATAAGTCGTATTGACAAAGAAATACATGAGTATGAAAAGCGCAAGGATAATGATAAGGGTAAGACTTTTAACTATGAGAAGATTAAAAATTTCAAGTATTCATTGCTAAACGGCTGGGAATTAATGGAAGATGAGTTAAAAACTGAATTCATAAAGATGGCAATCAAAAACATTCATTTTGAATATGTAAAAGGAATTAAAGGGAAGCGCCAGAACTCATTGAAGATTACGGGTATAGAGTTTTATTAATTGGAAGTTCGGAATAACTATGCTGATACCTGATACACACTTCCAACAAAAACAACCACACTCCTAAATTAATAGGTGGTGTGGTTTTACATGCTGAGCAAAATTCATAATCATCGAAGGT